CGTCGCTTCATAACCAATACGAAGCGCGGTAGAACGATCAGGAACCAAAACGGTGGTCAACCAATCCTCCAGTTCGTACCATCATAGTATACGGGTACGTTATTGCTGCCGCCACCAGCAACGATGCTGGCAAAAGTCGTAGCGTTGGCATCCGTGACCATTGCAACCCATCCCTTGACGGGGCTGGCTGGCAGCGTAGCAACGGTGTAGGTTTTGAGTTTGAACGGAATGAGCGAGTCAACAGAATCCGCGCCAACGGTAAAGACCTCAATACCACCGATATAAAACCGCACCTTCCTTGGCGACGCCCGATTGTGCGAGATGTAATCGTTGGGGAAGAAGTTGATCTGCGACGTACCGCTGGCGAGCGTCTTGTCGCCGCCGAGGTTTAGGTAGAAGTAGTCGTCAACTGCTTGAGTCGGGGCTAGGTTCCAAACGTTGCCGTTGGTCGCGCCGCTAGTGTTGTTGGTCAACTGAACGCTGCCGGACATCAGCAATATGCCAGCAGTTGTGTTGTTGATACCGTACCCGCCATTACCGATGAACTTGCCGCCGCTTACGCGCACGTTGTAGCTGTCAATATTAGGGTCAACATACAACCCGTCGCTGACCGAGCCGGTAACGTATGGCATGACAAAATCGTAGTCCACACCGGACAACACCCTAATTGCCGCGCTTTTAGCGTAGTCAACTTCAACTTGACCTATTCGACCAATCGCGGGAAAGAACGCCGGAACCGCAGTAATAGGAGTGGTTGCAACCGACTGAGCGGTTGAAACGGTGTAGTTAGTTGAATTGATAAGACCAGTAATCGTAGTGCCAGCAGTTACGCCCGTACCAGATATGATCATGCCAACCACAATCGGGCTAGATGGCGCGGTGGTCAGTGTCAAAGTTGTACCGGCAATCGTTCCGCTGGTGACCGACTTGTAGCCGCCAACCGTGTTTTGAATGATGAATCCAAAACTAGATTGGGTGGCGTTGCTAGTGCCGCAGACCAAACCCATGTACTTAACGTTCAGACTGTTGCAGTTGCCGTCCCATTCAAACCCGTAGTAGTCAGGGCCGGGGTCAAGCACACAGAAGTTGATTGACAGGATGTCCGACCGCTTGGCGGCGTTACCAAACCACTTGATGCCTGGGCCGCGAATAATGCCCCACATCCATTCCAATTGAACGGTGTTGGCTTGCTCAACATACAACGCCCCAAACGCATCGTACAGATACGCCCGCTCAATCGTTACTCGATCTGCGTTGCTGATGTAGATTGCGTAACCCGTTGTTTGGCCGGGAGAGTTGAAGTTGAGCGACAACTTAACCCCAACGCTGCTACCACCTACGTTGACGCTATTGATCGCGCCAGAGGTCTTAAGAACGCCGGGGCCACCGAACCATTGGTTGCTTGTAGTAACCGATAGCGCGGTGGTATGCAGGTAGGTTTTGCCAGCCGCAAGGTAAACGTCGCGCCCAGTATTGATTGCGTTCTGTAGCGCGGTCGTGTCGTTGGTTGTACCGTTACCGGCAGCGCCGAAGTCTTCGGGGTATACATAACCCAAGCGCAGTTTGCTTTGCACCGTCTGGGTTACTGCACCAGTACCAGATTCAACGTAGGTAATGTTGGCTGAACTGGTCAGGACCGAGATGTTGTCAACGGTCCAGACCTCAACGTCTGTGGAGGTGGCGAGCTTGAACTTGTACGAAGACGTACCCAACCATATGCTGCATTCGCCGCGACTGTCTAGAATGACTGGGTTGGAATTAGCCGTGTTGCCGGTGTAGTCCGTGTAGGTCGTAAGCGGCGTGGTTGTTCCGGCTGAGTAGGTATAAACCTTACCGCCCGACAACGGCACACCGTTGTTGTCCAGAAATTGCAGTTTTGGTTGCGGCGAGATGTAGGTAGGCATATCAGGTTTTCCAACTGGTTCCGTCAAAAAAGACTCGAACAACGGAGGAGCCGCCTCCGACAACGGTTGTATTATACGCAGGGGCAGAGGCGTCTGTAACGTAAGCCATTGCTCCCTGAATGCCTGTAGGGAGCGTTGCCACCGTGTACGCAGCAAGAACAAAAGGCTGAAGCGATTGGGCATAAGTGGGTGTTACCTTAAAAATCCCGTTGCCAGCAATCTGGAAATTGTAACTGTTGTTTGTGCGGTCGTAGGCTAGATAGTCATTCGTATCAAACACGAGATTCGGGTTCGCCCCCGACATCTGCATATAGTAAGTCGCGTCAGCGTAGAACCCGGTTCCAGTTATAAAGTTGCCGCTAAAGTCGCCCGAAGCGTTGCGCTGCACAAGATACAGCGGGGTGTTGCCGCTGGTCGCGTTTACAGTAATGTTTGGCGTTGCGCCGCCAGAAGAATTAACGGGGCTAGTTGCGGTAACGCTAGTGACGCCGCCCCCACCGCTGACCGTAGCCCAGAACAGATTGTTAGACCCGTCTGTGCTGAGAACTTGGTTAGACGTTCCGATTGCTGTTGGCAACGTATACGTCACTGACGGACCAGACGCGGCGGGCGAAAAGCCGGTGTAGCCAGTTGTGGATCCAAGCAAACGCAGTCCAGTCGCGTAGACCGGCACATACGATTGCGTTGCCGACGCCGAGAACGTAACCGTTCCTGTACCGCCAATTTGAAGGTTTAACTCGTTACCGGCGCGGTTATACGATAGAAAATCTGTAGGGGCAAAAACAATCTGAGGATTGTTGCTGCTGGTCGTTAAATAGAAATCATCGTCAATTGCCTGACGCGGTGACTTGTTCCACGCCGAGCCGTTGATCTCACCCAGACCGTTTGAATACAACGAGGTGTTACCGCTGTACAGTAATACGCCACCCAAGTTGTTGATGCCGTAGCCACCGTTGCCGATAGATTTGCCGCCTGTGATGCGGACTTCGTAAGCGTTGATAGTGGCCGCGATACGGAACCCATCAGACGCCGCGCCAAGAACGTAGGGCATCACAAAGTCATAGTCCAGACCAGACTGGATCTCAACGCCGATGCCGGTGGAGTAATCCACCTCTACCTGACCGATGCGACCAATAGCAGGGAAAGTTGTCACGCCATCCGAGTTACGGATGATCATGCCCTTGCCGCCGATGATGCCAAGGTACTTGACCGTCAAACTATGGCAGTTACCATCCCAGTCCATGCCGTAGTAGGTATCGCCCGTGTCCAGTACAACAGCATTTAGGATCAGCAGATCGGATCGGGTTGTGTCGTTGCCGTACCATTTGACGCCGGGGCCTGTGAGCGATGCCCACATAAAATCCACAACCACCCAGTTGGCCTGTTGTACGTACAACCCGCCAAACCCTCTAATGATGTTGAGCTTGTTGATTTTGACTCGGCTACTGTTCTCAATATAGACCGCCCAACCCGCCGTCTGCGTTGGCGAGTCAAAGGTCAGATCTAACTGGATGCCGGTCACAATCGTGGCGGTTGGCGAAATCAGCTCTAACCCGTTAATTGCGCCAGCGATACGCAGAACCCCAGGCCCACCAAACGACTGGTTAGGCGTGGACATCGTAAGCGTCGTGCCAATCGCGTAGATGCGTCCGGGCGGCAGATAAACATCAAACCCAGAATCTAGCGCAGCCTGAATGCTGGCCGAGTCATCCACCAATCCATCACCAACCGCACCGTAATCGCCGGGAGTTACCGCGTTGGCGCTTTGATTGGTCTTGGTGTATTGGTTGTTAAAAAACCGATACCATTCACGCGAGATTAGCTTGGTTCGTTCGTCTGTTAACGGAACCCGTGAAGCCGGAATCGTAGTGATGTTATTGCTAACAGCCATTACGCATTCGTCCCGCTAAGATGCAGTTCAGCGCCCATGATGGCGATCTTGACCGGATCTGTACCGGACACTTCGTAAACTCGATCACGCAGTTTAAGCGTCATACCGAGCCGCCGCCAAAACACGCGCTGCTGATAGACGCCAATCTTACCGAGCGTTGCCCAATGTTCGCTTGACCAAGTATGACCACCATCGTCCGACCAACGCAACATTGCTTGCGGGTCAACTCCAACCGTTGGCGTACCTTCATAAGAAATTAAAAAGTCGCCTGATTCAGTCGTTATAAAAAAACCGCTTTCAGTAATCAGATACGTTGGGTCGCTATATTCTGGACCGCTCAACCCAACCCCAGACTCGCAGTCTAGTTGTAGGCTATGGTGCGCTGTACGGTTTAGGTTATTCTGTCCAGTAGCCAACGCCCGCCAAGAACGCAACCACTTTTGGGCACTGCCGTTGTCAGCGTAAACGTCTAGGTCAAAAGCGTACAGGTTGCCGTTCTCATAATCGCCAACAACAACTTCGCTGTTGTACGCCATCTGGCAGTTGCTGCGATGCCGTGTAAAACTACCGTTGTCAAAACCAGCCCGCTCATGCCACGCTTGTGTAGATACGTCGTACACCCAAGTGGCGTTGGCCGATGGAAATGTCAGTACATAAAAAGCATGACCTTCCTGTTGGTAGGTATAGGCAATTGCGTCGCTAATGTTGCCGTACTGAGCAATCGCGTATTCAATTGCGTGGGTGCTGATACGCTGGCCTGAGTAACCTTGCGAGCGGTACACAATACCCTGACCGCGAGCGTCTGCCCCCAACCAAAACAAACCGTTGTCCAGCTTGGCAACCGAGAATGTTGCAGCACAACCAATCTCGTTATACGCGCCTTGGATGCGTTGCAACGGAAAGTCTGCGTTTCCAGCGTCGTAGTAAACCTCAACCGAATTGATCCCGAATAACCACGCTTCGCGGTGGTCAACGATCATACTGATCAAGTTGTCAGGCGAGCCTTCTGCGCTGGCAAACTCTAATGGGTCAATTGAAGTGCCATCCAGCAGGGTTGTTACCCAAACCTTCTGGCTGTTAGGTTCGATAAAAACAAAGTACCCGTCGAGGTAACCAACGGTCAAAGCGCCGGGGAAGTCTGGGTCTGTGATTGGCCCAAACGCTCCCGTGCTGTTGTTGTAGATGTAGCTCGGCCCACCGCAAGCAATGAACAATTGCGTGCCATTGTCCACCATGCTAACGGGGCCTGTGCCTGACACCGTGCCAATAACGACCGGAGTGCCAAACCCTGCCATTGAGTAGAGTTTGTCACCGCTAACAATGTAAGCAACGCCACCATACGTCCATAGTCCCCGAACGGGACCATCGCCAGCGGTGGTCAGCAACCGCAGTCCTGGCGCTCTGTTTAAAAATGCTGGTTCTTTACCGGCTTCGGGGACAATCTCAGGGAAGAGATTGACCATGCGGTTGTCGGCAGCGTTGATGCTCCGAGCAACATACGCCGATCCCAGAATCGGCGTTTTCATCAGTAATTACCGGCGTAGATGTTGAA